GAGGTAATGCCTTGGAAAGATTTTAATAAAAACATGGCGGTTTCTGTTGAATATGATTTAAAGTACTAATGAAAAGCGTCTTTAACTTTATGGTGAAGCCTAAAGTATCTAGGTCATCAAGTAAAAAAGAAATAGACGGTAAAGAGTTACTTTTAAATACAGAAGTTCAAAACCATCAATATACCAGCCGGCTAGGTGTTGTAACAGCATTGCCTATTGCTTCTGCTACAGAAATAAACGTAGGTGATGAAGTTATTTTACATCACAATGTATTTCGTAGATTTAGAGATATACGCGGCGATGAAAAAAACAGCAAGTCTTATTATAATGAAGATAACTTTTTTGCACAGCCAGATCAAATATATGCGTATAAACGTAAATTAGAATGGCAATGTGTTGAAGGTTTTTGTTTTATAAAACCTATTGCTAGCAAAGATAATCTTTCATTAGAAAAAGAAGAGCCCTTAAAAGGTATTGTTAAATATTCTTATAATGATACTTATAAAAATGATTTAGTAGGTTTTGCGCCAAGTAGCGAATACGAATTTAATATTGAAGGCGAACGATTATACCGAGTGCCGCTAGAAAGAATTACAATTAAATATGAATATCAAGGAGACGAAAAAGAATATAATCCTAGCTGGTCGCAAAGCAGTTGATGAATTAATTAAAGTAGCAGAAGAAAAAATCATTACTAATACAGAAGATGATGTATCTGCTGATAGATTAAAAAACGCAGCGGCAACTAAAAAGCTGGCAATATTTGATGCTTTTGAAATACTTACACGTATTGAAGAAGAACAGCGTATTCTTGAAAACAAACCTAAAGAAGAAGAAGAAAAGAAAACATTTTCTGGGTTTGCAGAAAAAAGATCTAAATAATGTATCAGCAAAGTTTAGTTAAAGTTGTAGAGCCTATAAAGTTTACAACTATAAACAGATTAAATAGATCTAAGTCGTGGAAATATGGATACAATAAAGAATACGATATTATTGTAATAAGCAGAACAGGTCAGATAGGCCAAATTATTGAAATACAAAATTTATGTATTGCTTTACCGCCTGAGCCTAAATCCTTAAAAAAGGGACCTAACAAATGGACTGTTTCGGACTATCCTAAGGAGCTTAAAAATATTAAAAGTATATTTGATTGGCAAAACTATCCAGACGAGTTTAAAGCAAAGTGGGAAGGTTATATTGACGAAGAATTTAACAGACGTGAAAGCGGATATTGGTTTTATAACAAAGATGTACCAACTTACATTACTGGTACTCATTACATGTACCTGCAATGGTCAAAGATTGATGTCGGACATCCAGACTATAGAGAAGCAAATAGACTCTTCTTTATATTCTGGGAAGCATGCAAAGCTGATACTAGAAGCTACGGAATGTGCTATCTTAAAAACAGACGGAGTGGATTTTCGTTCATGGCATCCGGTGAAACTGTCAACATGGCAACCATATCAAGTGACGCCAGATTTGGTATCTTATCAAAAACAGGTGCTGATGCGAAGAAAATGTTCACCGACAAAGTTGTCCCCATCTCAGTTAACTATCCGTTTTTCTTCAAACCTATACAGGACGGTATGGATCGGCCAAAGACCGAACTTGCTTATAGAGTTCCAGCTTCTAAGCTCACTAGGAAATCCATACAATCGCAAGAAAAACAAATAGAGCTTGAGGGACTTGATACAACAATTGACTGGAAAAATACTGGTGACAACTCTTACGATGGCGAAAAACTTAAACTGCTTGTGCATGACGAAAGTGGTAAATGGGAAAAACCAGATAACATCCTCAATAACTGGCGAGTCACAAAAACAACATTAAGATTAGGTTCACGTATTATTGGTAAGTGTATGATGGGCTCAACATCAAATGCTTTGGATAAAGGTGGCGACAATTTTAAAAAGCTATATAACGATTCTGATGTAACTAAGCGTAATTCTAACGGACAAACAAAGTCTGGCTTATATTCTTTGTTTATACCTATGGAATGGAATTATGAAGGTTTTATAGATGAATATGGACAACCTGTATTTAATAATCCCAAAGAAAAAACAGTAGATCCGCTCGGCGATGTAATAGAGCAAGGTGTAATAGATTATTGGGAAAATGAAGTTGATGGCCTTAGGCAAGATCAAGACGCTTTAAACGAATATTATAGACAGTTTCCACGTACAGAAGACCATGCTTTTAGAGATGAAACTAAAAATAGTATATTTAATTTAGCAAAAATCTACGAACAGATTGATTATAACCAAGATTTGCGTAATACTAATACTGTATCGCAAGGTAGTTTTCAATGGGTTAACGGTGTTAAAGATACAAATGTAGTATTTATACCAAACCCGCAAGGTAGATTTAAAGTGTCATGGATTCCAGGCACGCACTTACAAAATAAGTGGATAACTAAAAATGGTATTAAATATCCAGCTAATGAACACGTTGGTGCATTTGGTTGTGATAGTTACGATATTTCAGGAACGACTGACGGCAAGGGCTCTAAAGGTGCATTACACGGACTTACTAAGTTTACAATGGAAGATGCACCACCTAGCTCATTCTTTTTAGAATATATAGCTAGGCCTCAAACAGCAGAGATATTTTTCGAAGACGTACTAATGGCGTGCGTGTTTTACGGAATGCCAATACTTGCTGAGAATAACAAACCTAGGTTATTGTATCATTTTAAAAGAAGAGGATACAGAGGTTATTCGATGAACCGACCTGACAGATTATGGAATAAACTTTCCGTAACTGAAAAAGAAATAGGTGGTATACCGAATTCTAGTATGGACATGAAGCAGTCACACGCCGCTGCAATAGAAATGTATATCAATGACCATGTTGGATTAATCTCTGAAGGTAACTATGGTACTATGTATTTTAATGATACTCTCAATGATTGGTCTAAGTTTGATATAAATAATAGAACAAAATATGATGCGGCTATAAGTTCGGGTCTTGCAATTATGGCTTGTCATAAAGATTTATATAGGCCGGTTGCTAATATACAAAAACAAAAGTTAAGTTTAAAGGTTGCTAGATATAATCAAAGCGGCATGACTTCAAAAATAATAAAATAGAAATATGAGCTATTCAAATTACTTTCCAAGCCAAGTAGCTAGCGACCAAGAAAAAATGTCCAACGAATATGGGCTAAAGGTGGGTAAAGCTATTCAGCAGGAGTGGTTTAATAATGATAGTGGCACAGCTAGATATAGAAGTAATCAAAACTCTTATCATAATTTAAGGCTGTACGCTAGGGGTGAACAAAGCATACAAAAGTATAAAGATGAATTATCTATTAACGGAGATTTGTCTTATCTTAATTTAGATTGGAAGCCGGTGCCTATATTATCTAAATTTGTAGATATTGTAGTTAACGGTATCGCTGATAGATCTTTTGACATTAAAGCGTATTCTCAAGATCCTTATGGTGTTGAAAAAAGAACAAAGTATTTAGAATCTGTATTAACAGATATGCGTACTAGAGAGATAAACGATTACGCACAAGAAGCTTTTGGTATTAATTTATATCAGAATGATCCTGATACTTTACCTGAATCAAAAGAAGAGCTGGAACTGCACATGCAGCTAAGCTATAAGCAAAGCATTGAAATAGCAGAAGAAACAGCAATTAATACTTTATTAGACGGTAATAGATACGAGCTAATAAAGAAAAGAGCATATTATGATTTAGCAACTATTGGTCTTGCTTGTGTTAAAAATTCTTTTAATACAGCGGAAGGAATTACGGTAGATTATGTAGATCCTGCTAATATAGTTTATTCATATACTGAGTCTCCTTACTTTGAAGACATATATTATGTTGGAGAAGTTAAGTTAATACCTATAAACGAAATAGCAAAACAATTTCCTAATTTAACAAATGAGGAACTTGAAAAAATTACTAAAACTTCTAGAAAAGATTATCAAGGGGGAGCGCGTCAAGGGTATGTGCCTGAAAGAAGAAAAGACGATAATTTAGTTCAGGTTTTATATTTTAATTATAAAACTTATATGAACGAAGTTTATAAAACTAAAAAGACAGCTACAGGAGCTGACAAAGCCATTGAAAGAGATGATACATATCAACCGCCTGCAGATAGTGAAGAGTTTGGTATATTATCTAGATCTATAGAGGTTTTATATGACGGCGTATTAGTATTAGGAACTGATATGCTTTTAAAGTGGGAGTTGTGTAAAAACATGATGCGCCCAAAAAGTGACTATACTAAAGTTAAAATGAACTATAGTATTGTAGCACCTAGAATGTATAAAGGTCGTATTGAATCATTAGTAAGCCGATGTACGGGTTTTGCAGATATGATTCAGCTTACACATTTAAAGTTACAGCAAGTTATGCAAAAGATGATGCCAGACGGTGTTTATCTTGATGCAGACGGTTTAGCTGAAATAGACTTAGGTAACGGAACAAACTATAATCCGCAAGAAGCATTAAATATGTTCTTTCAAACAGGTTCTGTTATTGGCCGTTCGTTTACGCAAGAAGGTGATGCAAATCCCGGTAAAGTACCTATACAGCCTATTTCAACAGGGGCTGGTGGCAATAAAATGCAAACACTTATCACTACATATAATTATTATATGCAAATGATTCGTGATGTAACTGGTTTAAATGAAGCGCGTGATGGCTCAACACCCGATTCAAGAGCATTAGTCGGTGTACAAAAATTAGCAGCAGCTAATTCTAATACAGCAACTCGTCATATATTAGATGCAGGTTTATTTTTAACTGCAGAAACCGCTGAATGTTTATCTTTACGTATATCCGATGTTTTAGAGTACGGTAATGCGGCAGAAGCATTTGTACAAAAAATCGGCGGTTTTAACACAATGACACTAGCGGAACTAGGAGACTTACATCTATATGATTTTGGTATATTCTTAGAATTAGCACCTGATGACGAAGAAAAAGCTAGACTTGAAAATAATATTCAAACCGCTTTATCTGCTGCGCTAATTGATTTAGAAGATGCCATTGATATTAGAGAAGTAAAAAATATTAAATTAGCTAATCAGCTTTTAAAATTACGTCGTAAGAAAAAATTACAGCGTGATCAAGCTATGCAGCAACAAAACATACAAGCTCAAGCACAAGCAAACGCGCAGTCACAACAAGTAGCTGCTCAAGCTGAAATTCAAAAGAACCAAGCAAATATGCAAATAGAAATGCAGATGAAGCAAATGGAATCTAATTTTGAACAACAAAAGCTAAATGCTGAAGTAGCCGCTAAGAAAGAACTTATGGCTCTTGAGTTTGAATATAACATGCAACTTAAAGGTATTGAAGTTGACGGTTTAAAAGAAAGAGAAAAACAAAAAGAAGATCGTAAAGATGAGCGCTCTAGAATAGAAGCGTCTCAACAAAGTGAGTTGATTGAACAAAGACAAACACAATCAGCACCCAAAAATTTTGAATCTGCCGGAAATGATATTGTTGGCGGTGGATTCGGTTTAAACACGTTTGAACCCAAGTAATAATAACAATATATAATTATATAATATTTTATCATGAGTGAAGAAGTTAAACCAGTTGTTGGCGTTAATGAAGACGGCGACATAAAATTTGATTTTAGTAAAGATGCCGTTCAAGAGCAAAGCACAGATGAGGTTCCTGTACGCGACGAATCCGAAACTAGCGAAGGAGTACGAGAGGAAAACATCGAAGAAACAAATGAAGAGGCTGCCGGAGAAAGTGTCAGCAATGAAGATGCTGTTGAAAAGCAAGAGGTAGCACAAGAAGAACAACCTGTACTACAGGAAATAACCGACGAAGAAGTTGAAGAGGTTGTAGAAGAACTTCAAGAAGAAGTTGAAGAAGCAATTGAAGAAGCTAAAGAAGCCGGAGTAGAGTTACCTGAAAATATTCAAAAAGTTGTAGACTTTATTAATGATACAGGCGGTTCGTTAGAAGATTATGTAAGATTAAATACAGATTACGCTTCGTTGAATGAAGATCAATTATTGCGTGAGTATTATCAAACGACTAATCCTAATTTAGACAATGAAGACATAAACTTCTTAATGGAAGATAAGTTTTCATATGACGAAGAAATAGATGACGAGCGTGAAATAAAACGCAAAAAGCTAGAACGTAAACAAACGTTATCAAAAGCTAAAAATCATTTAGACAATCTTAAAAGTCAATATTACGAAGAAATAAAAGCTGGATCAAAATTAAATCCAGAACAACAAAAAGCGGTTGATTTTTTCAATCGTTATAATAAAGAAAGCGAGGAGTCAGCTAAAATTGCTGATAAACAATTAAAGCGTTTTCAACAAGAAACAGGTAAAGTTTTCAGTGATAAGTTCGAAGGTTTCGATTATTCAGTTGGAGATAAGAAATACCGTTTTAAGGTGAATAACGCCACAGATGTTAAAGAAACTCAAAGCGACATTAACAACTTTATTAAGAAGTTCTTAAATGAAAAGGGTGAAATGTCAGATGCTAAGGGTTATCATAAGTCTTTGTTTACAGCAATGAACTCGGACAAAATAGCACAACATTTTTATGAGCAAGGACGCGCAGACGCTCTTAAAGATAGTGTAGCCAAAGCAAAGAATGTGGATATGAACCCGAGAGGGGTTCACTCAAAAACTACAACTTCAAATGGTATTACATATAAAGTGCTTAATCCTAGTACTGCCGGCTCTGGACTTAAGGTTAAATTTAAAAATAAATAATCCATTTAAAACTATTTAATAATGGCAACATTAACTATTGGGACTAGTGGTGTAACTCCACGTCCTATTAAACAAGCTTCGGGCGATAATTACCTCGCTCTAAGCGCAATGAACTTTGACGGTGTAACTGAGTTACCGGAAGTTCTAGAACAAGAAGTAGAGCGTTTCGGTAAGCGTACTATTTCTGGTTTCCTATCTATGGTAGGTGCTGAAATGCCTATGGCTTCTGACCGTGTTGTATGGTCTGAGCAAGGTAGATTGCACGCTGCATTTACAGTAACTGTTGACGTTGACGATCAAGATGCTGCTGATGGTGCTACTATTGCTGCTGACGGTGCTGTAACTGGTGCTACTCAATCTCAATTGCTAGCTATCGGTCAAACTATTATCATTACTAAAGGTGCTAACGAAGTAAAAGGACGTATTAAGTCTGTTGATACTTCTGCTGGTACATTTGGTTTTGAAGTTTACGGTGCAACTGATGCTTCCGCTCTTGGATCAGGTGATGTAGCTAGTTGTAAAATGTTTATCTATGGTTCTGAATACAAGAAAGGATCTGCTAAGTCAGGTGTTTCTGTTGAGCCAGCTGTAACTACATTTAACAACAAGCCAATCATTTTACGTGACCACTATGCTGTTGATGCTTCTGATTTAGCTCAAATTGGTTGGATCGAAGTTACTACTGAAGCTGGTGCTTCTGGGTACTTATGGTACATGAAAGCTGAAAGCGAAGCTAGATTGCGTTTTATGGATCACATTGAAATGGCTATGGTTGAAGCCGAAGCTGGTGGTTCTGGTGCAGGTTCTGCAGGTGCTGCAGGGTTTGACGGCATGGAAGGTCTATTTGCTGCTATCGAGTCTCGTGGTATCCAGTATTCTGGTACTGACTTTGACGGTGCTGGTGGTCTTTCTCAGTTCGACGACTTATTGGCTGAACTAGACAAGCAAGGTTCTATCGAAGAAAACATGCTTTTCTTAGATCGTGCTAAGTCTTTAGAAATTGACAACATGCTAGCTGCTCAAAACTCTTATGGTGCTGGTGGTACTTCTTACGGTGTGTTTGAAAATGACGAAGACATTGCATTGAACTTAGGTTTCTCTGGTTTCCGTCGTGGTTCTTATGACTTCTACAAAACAGACTGGAAATACTTGAATGATTCTACAACTCGTGGATTTGTTGGTGGTATTGATGGTGTATTAGTTCCTGCTGGTACTTCTTCAGTATACGATGAAATCTTAGGTCAGAACATTTCTCGTCCATTCTTACACGTGCGTTTCCGCGCTAATCAAAGCGAAGATCGTCGTATGAAGTCTTGGGTAACTGGTTCTGCAGGTGGAAACTTCACTAGCGCTGATGACGTTATGGAAGTTCACTACTTGTCTGAGCGTACACTTTGTGTTCAAGCTGCTAACAATTTCGTATTGTTTAAGTAAGCTTTATATAATATTGTCCTCGGCTTCGGTCGAGGGCATTATTTTTCTTTTTTTTATTTAATTATATTATATCATGGCAACAGCTAAAAAAACACCGGCTAAAAAGGCACCGGTTAAAAAACAAACGCCTGTACAAGAAACAATGGTGGCAGAGGCGCCTACTGTAAATATTGGAGAAGAATCATATGCAACACCTCCAATGCCCACAAAACCGTCAAAGCCAAAATGGGAATATCGTGATCGTTTATATGAGATTACGAAAGATAGAAAACCATTAGTATATTCTATTCCAAGCCGCCATTCTGCAAAAGTTCCTTTACTTTGGTTTGACGAAGAAAAAGGATATCAAAGAGAACTACGATATGCTACAAATCAAAAATCACCATTTGTAGATGAGCAGCAAGGAACGGTAACAATGGGAAGAATTGTATTTAGAGACGGTGTACTTGATGTACCAAAAGAAAACATTGCATTGCAAAAACTTTTATCTCTATATCATCCATATACATTAGATGGCCGAATTGCAGAATATAATCCTAAAGCTATCGCAGAACAAGAAGTAGCGGGTATTGAAGACTCTTTAGAAGCAATGAACATGGCTGCAAATATGGATATTGATCAAGCTGAAGCAATTATGCGCACAGAATTAGGATCTGCGGTATCTAAGATGAGTTCTAAGGAGCTTAAACGTGATTTACTTGTATTTGCTAATACAAATCCTTATTTGTTCTTAGAACTAGCGAATGACGATAATGTACATTTACGTAATATTGGTATTCGCGCAACAGAAATGGGTATTATTAAATTATCAAGTGATAATCGAACGTTCTCTTATGGAAATACTGGTCGTAAACTTATGACAGTACCGTTTGATGAACATCCGTATTCAGCACTTGCCGCATACTTCAAAACAGATGAAGGTATGGAAGTACTGAGTGCTATTGAAAAACGACTATAAGTCAATTAGTAGTTAGGCTCCTTTTTTAGGGGCCTAATTACTATATAATAAAAAATAAATATGAGCGTAAACGTAAATACTGTTTATACGAGAGTATTAGCAATAATGAATAAAGAACAACGAGGGTATATTACTCCTACAGAGTTTAATATATTT